AAGAAATGGTAGATAAGAGAAGAGTGGGAAGGCCACCGGGCCGCAAAGAGCGAATAACCCTAAACATGAGTCAAGAGCACATTGGCTATCTTAAATCCAGGGACGTGAGCTACAGCAAGACCATTGCAAGGCTAATCGATAAGGAGTTGAACGCGTGAAGGACATGGGAGAAAAGTGCATCCGAAAACGGATCAAGCACGGGAAAGAGTATCTGTATATCTTCCATGGGGAAAACTTTGTTGATGCTGTAATACCGTTTGAGAACAGGCCGGAGAACCAAAACACGAGAATGATTGTAGATTCCGTGTGCAAAGAAGCTACTAGATTGATGAGGGGGAAGTGATGGAACGGCCAAAAGCAACAATTGAAGTAAATGAAGATTCAGATCAATATGAGATGTATTCAGCTTTGCCGCTATGCGACCACGATGGGGACGGAGCTAAACAGCACATTGCTACTATTTACGACCACGAAGAAGCACACGAGTTATTAAAGCTTTGGAATGGTTAAACGTGTGTTATCTGATAAACCACAGGGTGTTTCTCAGGCCGACAAAACGTGAATAAGTAGTTGAAAAGTTACAAAAGGTTAAACAATGAATATTATTTAATGGGGATGGAAAATGCAACATACACATGAGTGCAATGGTGAGGGGTTGCTTACTTATCCACTAAACGTAATACCGAAAGACGTTAATGTGTGGTGTCATGATAGTAACATGATGATGACGCACGACTATAGTTGCCCAGCTTGTCGAGACGCTAGTGCTGTTCTTGACGGTAGTACTGGTTTGATGCAGCCTTGCTGGGGATGTCAAAAGAAGGGATATAGGCTGATTAAAAAGAAAAGTCTTAGCTGGTGGCAAAAGTTATTTGTTGTCAAGTAAAAACAAGCCATAAAATTATGAGGAGAAAATGAAAAAAGAAAAGAAAATGGAAAAAAGAAAATACATAGATTGGGATAGCGTAGAACCATTATTTAAAGAAAACATAATGACAAACTGTGAGATATGCAGACAGTACGAGGCGGATCACCTCTACTCACAAGTATGGAACCGGTCTGTTAGTGAGAGTGCTATCCGTAAGAAGTCGCTGGAAGAGGGATGGGAAAAGAACCTTGCAGATAAAGTTAAGAAACAGATTCAAGAAAATCTAGTGCGAGATTCAGTACGAAGCTCGCACCAAACTGATAATGGAATGTCTGATAATGACATTATAAGCCACGCTGCTGGCTCTGGTGCGAGGATTATTGTTCGGCACCGGAAAGAGATTTTAGAGCTGTTAGAACACGAAAACATGTTACTAGCAGAGTTAAAAGATAAGCCAACAAGGACACAAACAACCATTTACCAGGGAAAATTTAAAAGCAAAGAGATCGCTTTAACTGTATTTGAAAAATCTACGACTCTAAAAAACCTTGCTGCTGTCCGGGCTCAAAGAGTTGCTCTTGAACGCCAGGCGCACAATCTTAACGAGTCAGAAGACGGTTCAGAAAAAAGCATTAAGGTGGGGAGGCACTCAGCGGATGAATTATGATTATGAGATAGATATTTGCACTGACATGTACAACAGTGTTTATGTACCTTATCTCGATCAATCCAGATCTACAGAAATATTTTACGGTGGATCTTCTTCTGGTAAATCAAACTTTGTCGCACAGCGGGCAATTGAAAATATCATGCAAGGTGGCCATAATTATTTGTGCTGCCGAAAAATGGGTAACTCTCTCACCAGGTCAGTTTTCAATGAATTAACCAAGGCTATTTCAAAGCTAAAAGTAAAACATTTATTTGATGTAGTTCCATCCCAGGGGCATATCACTTGCATTAACGGTTATCAAATTCTCTTTTCTGGCCTGGACGATTCCGAAAAAGTAAAATCAATCACCCCAAAACTAGGAGTTATTACAGACATTTGGGTAGAAGAAGCTACTGAAGTGTCGTATGAAGATATTAAGCAGCTCAGGAAACGGCTACGGGGGATTGCTGCATACAACGGTAAACGTATTGATAAGCGTATAATTTTGTCGTTCAATCCGATTTATAAAACGCACTGGCTGTATAAGCAATATTTTGCTGTTATCGGATGGAAAGATGACCAAAAAGAGTTTATTGACGATAGACTCAGTATTCTTAAAACTACTCATCTTGATAATGATTTCCTCGACGACGATGACCACCTGCTGCTGGAAGAAGAGACAGACGAATATTGGTATCAGGTGTATACTCTTGGTAATTTCGGTATTCTTGGCGATGCAATATTTACAAATTGGAGAACAGAAGACTTATCTAAAATAAAAGATTCTTTTGACAGGATCAGAAACGGCCTAGATTTTGGATACAGTTCGGACCCGAACGCTTATGTCAGAATCCACTATGTAAAAGCAGCTAAGAAAATATATATATTTGAAGCATGGCAGTCTAAGAAAATGACAAACCCTATGATTGCAGAGAAATTAAAACCAATCATAGGAGATGAACCGATATTCTGTGATTCCGCAGAACCAAAATCAATTGCAGAATTACAGGCTGATGGAATAGATGCAAGGCCCGTCAAAAAAGGCAAGGACTCTATCATGCACGGTATAAAATGGTTACAAAAGCATGAGATAATTGTTGACGAGTCGCTCCAGGGCGTTATAAATGAGTTTAATACATATCAGTGGAAAAAAGACAAAGACGGTAATGCTCTGCCTATTCCAACTGGTGATGACCATTTTGTCGATGCGTGTAGGTATGCCCTTGAGGTAGAGCACACAGGCTTTTTTGAAGGGATGATATGAAAATTACAATAGAAAAACCTGAACACGTTGAAGGTACAGAAGGCGCAAGAAAAGATTGGGCGGAAATCATCGGGCAAGAGCTGACGATTAAGCAGGCAACTTTCAGGCACAGTTTGACTAATGAATATTATTGTCATCTCATCGGAGGTGTATCGTATCCAATTGCTTCGGGTCAAGAGATTAAACCAGGTGTTTTGCTAATTATTGGCATACAAGCAGAACCCGTAGTAAAATATACAATATTAGAATCATTTGAAACTCTTGATGTCTTTAAGTTGATTGAAAAGATGGTTACAATGCGCCGTGAATATCAGTTTGGTAAAGACTCTCGTATTCTTCCAAGCTGGTATGGAGATCAGGAGAAATACCAGACTTTAATAATTAAAGCGTCGGAATCACTAGAAAAAGCACATGGCATTAACGCTGGACTATATATCAAAGACACAGTTGATCGTCGCGAAAAACACAGCTTTCAGCTATATGTCAGGCAAATATTCCATGCACTAGAAAAAAAGATACTTAATATTAACGGAGACAAAATTGTCACAGGACACCTACAGGCTTTTCAACGAGAAGATGCGGAAAAAGGGGGAGTTGACAACTTTCCTGTTGCGGGATTGTTAGGTGGTATGTTACACTCCCTACAAATTGAAAAACCGTGGCTTGAAGATGAACATGGAACCGTTTTTAACGTTTAGGAGATACTGAATGGAACATTTATGGAACCATTAACTCAAAAAAGACTTAAAAAGTTATTACACTATGATTCAAACACTGGTATTTTTACACGAATAACCGCCATGAAAGGAGTTAGTGCTGGTGATGTCGCTGGGTGTAAAAATAAAAATGGATATATTTCAATTGGTATTGATTACAAGGAATATCTCGGTCACCGCCTCGCATGGTTTTATGTTCATGGTTATTTCCCGGAACACGGATTAGATCATAAAGATCGTGTTCGTCACCATAATTGGATTTTAAACCTCCGGGAAGCCTCACAACAATGTAATATGAGAAATACTGGTAACCGGAAAGATAACAAGTCTGGGGTTAACGGAGTTTCTTGGTGTAGCTCACGGACAAAATGGCTGGCCGATATAAGAATTAGCGGAAAGACAAAAAGCCTCGGTCGGTACAATTCACTTTGTAACGCTGTATGTGCCAGATTAGCGGGGGAACAGTGTATTAATTGGTCTGATTGCGATAGCTCAAGCCCGGCGTTTAAATATGTTCAACAGAATGTTATTTTATAAATAGGAAACAATATGAATATTTTTTGGTTCATGCTACTGTTCGGTTTATTAAGTTGGGCCGCTACTATTTCTGGAGTTTTACTTGGTGGATTTTTGGTGTACAGGACAAAGCGAGACCCGTATGACTCAATGTTTTCTCGCGCTGACAATACTGGAGCTTCGTTCAACATTGATGACGATATGGAC